ATACCAAATCGAACACTATGAAACGCCTTATAATCAGGACAAAGGTAACGCCTAACGTCACGAAACTTCAATCCTCTCAATCTAACAAGCACAGCATCAGTTTCGTTATTATCTTCATCTAATAAAACACATATTTCTGAAGTCGAAAATCTGACCTGCTTTACATTGACACCCGGTCTTACACAAGTGGTACTAAACCACTTGCTGTTCCTTGATGGGTTCAATGTATGCTTATTAATTAATGCAAAATCTTCAAATAATCCCAAAATGTGAGTCTTTTGACGGTATCTTTCTCCGTCATGATAACTCTCAACATGGGTTACTCTAACATTATGTGAAATTGCATTATGAACGGCTTCCAATGTATTGTCTGTACACTGGTTAACCATTGTAAAAGGTACTGGTCGAGGTTTATCCCAATCAATACCATTTTTAGGCTTCTTTCGCGGAGGAGGCATTTCACATTTAGTAGATAACTCTAATTTTTCAAGTTTATCTCTAATTTCAAACGTGTCTAATTCTTCACGCGTTTGTAATACTTCTCCTTCAACAGCTTTTGGTAAATCACCAACAGCTTCACGAAAATGATCATTTTCTTCCTCCACTCTATTTAATTGTGTAGTTTTATAAATTGCCCAAATCGATGCAAAAGTTGTTACAGTTATGCTAAATGCATACAATTTAAAATCTGAATTAACTTTTGGCATCGAAACTGAATAATGTTTAACAAAACTATCATATAAAGTTGGAGTTTTCTCAACAATCTCTAGCCATCCCCAAATATCTCGAAGATGACGAATATAAGCTAATAATCTAGCATGATTGTATTTAATCTTATTATGTGATTTTCGAACTAAAAATGATCTTTCTAACATCGTCTTTCCTGTTAAATAAAAAAATCCAACAAAAAACCATCCAATAAATAATTGAATAGTTAATTGAATAATTTTAATAATAGGATAAATAGAATAATAAAATCTAATTCCAAAAATATAAAAATAAGGATATACAACCATAAAAAAATTATACATAACTTTAAAGAAAAAGTCCCAAGAAAAAACTCTTGAAACTTGCTGTGCAACTTGCACAGACTCCGTACGAACAGACATATAATCATCGACAAAATTTTCAGCAATTGAAGGTGTCATATCTGTTCTAATTTCTTGCATTTTAATATGCTCAGTCATGTGTTCTTTAAAAAACTCCGTTAATTCATAAATATCACAATTCCTCTTAATAATAACTTCTTGTGAAGATTTATTTGTAATAGGTTCATACCTATAAACTGTGAATTCCCA